GCAAGCAAAGACAAACGATAAAGAATCAGCAGGGTAGACAAAAATCTACCTTGCCTTTTTTTTTTTATGCTAAAATTAAGAAAAGGAGGTAAACACATGGTCACACTGAAAGACATTGATGCAATTTTCCGGCATCTGAAGAAAATCCTGCACATGTTAGACAAGATCTATCACGCATTGGAACTCGACAAGGAGGAAGACAATGGCACATCGTAAATCTGTAAACCCGAAGATCGACAAGAAAGTTTTCACAAACACCGCGAAAAAAACCAAGAAAATCAACGTCAATCCGAAACCGAGCCGGGGAGGAATCAGACTATGAAACGCCTAAAAGAGATGAACACCTGTATCTTTTCGATAAGATGCAGCTACAACCAGGCAGCACAAATGGATGACATCGCCGAAGAATTGGGAGTAAGCCTTCCAGCAGTCGCAAGAACAGCACTCAAATACGGCCTGAAATACCATGCAGACGAAATCTGCAAAGAACTGATGAGGGAAAACTGAAATGATCGTAAACATCTACACTATCAAAGACGAACTCGCCAACAGCTGGGGCAGCCTGTTCCTGCTCAATCCGACGGTGATCGAACGGAGTTTCAAATACATGACACAGGAGATGGAAAAAGGAGACTGCGAAGACCGGCGAATTTATCTCATGGGCACGTACAACACAGAGACCGGCCAGATCATGCCGTGTGAGCCGACCATGGTCTACAATCTGGAGGAGGCTAAAAAAAATGCCAGTCAGAATCTTTAAACCGTACGAGGATGAAAAACCGGCGAGTATCGCAAATAGCCCGGGCAATCGTCTGGAACCGGAATACAAAGAGCGGTACGACGAGCGAGGGGTAGCGTACCTGGAACAGGTGGGCGAAGTCGATACGTACGCAAAAATCCAGAGCTACCGAGACGAATGCGATGTGATGAGCATTCTAAGCCGATACGCGGCAGGGGACACCTCCGTACTGAGCAATCCGGGCTGGTACATCGACACAACCAAAATGCCCAGCACGTATACCGACTATCTGAACCTGATGAACGAACAGCGCGAAAAATTCGAACAGCTACCGCTGGAAATCCGGATGAAGTTCAATAACAACTTCAACGAATACATGGCGACAGCGGGCGAGGAAAGCTGGATGAGGAACATGGGCCTGTATCAGGAAAAGAAACCTGTTGAAACAGAGGTGAAGAAAGATGAGCAGAAACAGTGAGCAGCATTTCAGTCAGGTTCCTCACGCAGAAATCAAGAGAAGCAGCTTCAGGCGACCGTTTTCTCTGCTGACGACCATCAACGAAGGAGACCTGGTTCCGATCTACCTGGACGAAGTCCTTCCGGGTGATACGTTCAAAGTAACGCAGAACGCACTAATCCGCATGAGTACTCCGCTGTATCCGGTCATGGACAACTGTGATATGGATACCTATTTCTTCTTTGTGCCGGCACGACTGCTCTGGGATCACTTCCAAAACCTCATGGGACAGAATGACTCCACATTCTGGGCGGAGACCGTAGAATACACGACACCTGTAACAACTGCACCAACAGGTGGCTGGAATGTGGGCACGATCGCAGACTATTTCGGGATTCCGACCGGAGTAGCAGGACTGAAAGTTAACAGCCTGCCTTTCAGGGCATATGCAAAAATCTGGAACGAGTGGTTCCGCGACGAAAACCTGCAGCAGCCGGTCACGATGAGCAAAGCCGACAGCACGACAGCAGGGAGCAACACGGGAACAAGCCTCTCCGATGCAGAAGCAGGCGGTCAACCGCTGAAAGTAGCGAAGCATAAGGACTATTTCACAAGCTGTCTGCCTTCCCCTCAGAAAGGCGAGGCCGTGACACTGCCGATGCAGGGTAACGCAAAAATAATGCTGTACAACGAAAGCGAACTGAAAACGCAGTACACCCAGGAAGGAGAATACACAACAAACGCCTGGTCCTTCGCAACAACATGGACCGGAGGACATGAAAATGAAGAAGTAGAACCGACCGGAACAAAAATCTGGGGCAAAAGCACGCCAGGCGGATGGGTAGGAGCAGACCTCAGCACCGTATCAGTAGCAACCATCAACGACCTGAGGCAGGCAATCGCAGTGCAGCACATCCTGGAAAGAGACGCCAGGACAGGCACACGGTACAAAGAGTACCTGAAAGGGGCCTGGGGCGTGACAAGTCCGGATGCACGACTTGACCGAAGCGAATATATCGGCGGGTATCGAATGCCTATCAACATCAACCAGGTAGTCCAGACGTCCAGCACCAACGAAACAAGTCCCCAGGGCAACACCGGCGCATACAGTATGACGACATCCAGCAGACACATCTGCACCTACTCGGCAACGGAACATGGTTTTGTGATCGGACTGGCATGTATTAGAGTCCAACACAGTTACCAGCAGGGATTGCGGAGATTATTTACGCGATCTACGCGATTCAGTTACTATGACCCAATGCTGGCAAACCTGGGAGAACAGGCAGTCCTTAACCAGGAAATCTATGCACAGGGCACCGATGTAGACAACGAAGTATTTGGTTATCAGGAAGCCTGGGCGGACTACAAGTACCGGACAAACGAAGTAACCGGCGAAATGCGCAGCACCTACGCTCAGACTCTGGACGCATGGCACTACGCAGACAAGTACACCAGCCTGCCGACACTGTCCAGCAAATGGATCCAGGAAGGAACAGAAAACATAGACCGAACTCTAGCAACAGAGCAGAGCAACAGTCACCAGTTTATCTGCAACTTCTATTTTGAGAACACATGGACGCGGGCAATGCCGGTCTTTAACGTGCCTGGCCTGGATACGATCTAAGGAGGTGCAACATGTCCTCAGTAGTAAGTACCTTACTACCATACCTTCCGGCAATCCTGGGATTCGCAGGAAGCATCGGAACAGCACTCATCAACAAAAGTGGCTCCAACTCGAGCGCAATGAACCAGCAGGGGCAGAGCCAGACCGTCACAAACACACAGGCACAACAGACCACACAACAGACCAGCAACGAGACCGGGAGCAGCACCCAAACGGGAAACACAAACCAACTGGGCGGTATTTTGCGGGACGCAATGACCACAGCAACCGGAAACAATGCAGGGACTGCAGCTAACTTCAACGCTAGTCAGGCTCAGACAGCAAACAACCTGCAGACGGCAGGATGGACGCTGGCAAACATCATCAACCAATGGAGCGTTGCAAGAGCAAACCAAATGAACCAGGAGAGCCAGACAACGGCGATGAAGTACAACACCTCAGAAGCTCAGAAACAGAGAGACTGGCAGGAAAGTCTTGCAAACACCAGTTACCAACGAGGAGTAAAGGACCTCAAAGCAGCAGGACTCAATCCTGTACTGGCAGCATACAACGGATACGGAGCAAACACTCCATCCGGAGGGTATGGTAGCGCAGGAATCCAGAGTTTCGAGCATGCACAGGCGTCGGCGCTGCCAACAGCACATACTGCAACAATGCAGGCAATGTATGACTATGGCAACAACACCAGTCAGTTCCTAAATAACGCTATGGCCACGATCAACAACGCAAAACAGACCAACGACTGGAAAACAGCCAGCGAGATGGAAAACGTCATGCGCAACATCTCAAGCACCAGCGCTAAAACCGTAAGTAACCTGACACAGCAGGCAGAGACGAGCTATCAGGAAACAGAAAGCCAGAGCAACGAAACAAAACCCAGGGCAGAAGACAAAGCAGCAGGACTCTTCAACGGCGGAAGCAAGAACAAGGGCGGTGGAAAATTCCACGGCGCCGGAGCCGGAAGAGGACGCTAAAAACTATTGACATGAGTCAAAAGAAGGTGTATACTATGGGTGTAAGAATCGTACACTTAAAGTAGGAGGTCATACCATGAAAAGCCAAGTCAAAAAAAGAATAAACATCAATCTAACAGACAAAGAGCTTGTAGCCCTAGAATGTCTGAAAGACGAAATGGTTACAAGAAACTGGAAAATGACAACCAGCGACATAATAAGAGAAGCGATCGTATACTACTGCATGAAAGAGACTGGGCACACATTCGCAAATGAATGGAAGCCTAAAGAATCATCATGAGTTACGGCTACACGCCTCACTCAGGTCGGCAACATTTAACCATAACTTTTTTCTAACGGCATCTAAATTTTGTGTCAATGGGCCCCAATAACATCAAGAGGGTTATTGGGGCCCATTTCTGGGAGGTGCTACAAAAACATATGTCCTGTACAAAACCACTCGTGCGCATGGTCATAGACCGCGAAGTCAGAGTCATAGGAATGAAAACATTTTTGACGAGATACGGACCACAGCTCAACTGGGAATGCAACGACGAGCAAAAGAAATACAAAGAAATCCAGCTACGAAAGCTACTCAAAAACCAGGACGCACAACTACTACCATGCGGACACTGTCCAGGATGCAAACTAGCAGCGTCTCAAAGTTGGGCAAACAGGATGGAAATGGAACTTCCGTATCATGATAACGCATGGTTCCTGACTCTGACATACAACGACGAAAACATACCATATAGATACACGTGGGACAATCTAACCGGCGAAATAATAACCGAAAACTACAGCCTGAAAAAAGATGATGCACAACGATTCTGGAAACGACTCAGGCGGTACGTAGAATACCATAAGCTCAGCGACAAAAAAATCATATACTATCAAGCAGGAGAGTACGGCGGGACAACTCATAGGCCACACTATCACGCGATAGTGTACGATCTACCAATAAAGCAAAACGACCTAAAAGTCTACAAGAAACACAATGGCAACGTATACTATAACTGCAACTGGATAGAAAAACTATGGGGTCTGGGATATGTAGTCATAGCACCAGCAGAGTGGAAAGCTATGGCATACACAGCCAGATACACAACAAAAAAGATCTACGGCAGAGAGGGAAAAGAATACTACGAAGGCATGGGAATCATACCTGAATACTGCGTAATGAGCAAAGGTATCGGCGAACAATATTATTATGACCACGCTGAAGAAATATATCCAAAAGACAAAATACAGCTCAAAAACGGTAAGGTATGCAAACCTCCTCGATACTTCGACAAACTATTTGACAGAGACCATGCACAGCGTCCACTGACAGATCAAGAAAGCGAGGAAATCGAAAACACAATAGAAAAAGCCGAATCTGAAGAGCTAAAAGAAATACGAAGAGAACGCCGAAGAATCGCAAACGACGCTCTATTCGCACAGCTCAAACAAACCGGCCTGACCATGCAAGAGTATTATACTCTCAAAGATGCAAAAATGCAAGAACGTATGAAAAAACTAATACGTAACGAGGTCTAAACAAATAAGGGCGATCCGGCTACTGACACAAAAGCTGAGTCGCCCTTTTCATTCGGCGCACCGCGCCGACCGGGCTCCGCAAATATAAAATAGTGCTTGACAAGTGTATAATAAAAGTGTATAATAAAAGTGTAAGGAGGGCAAAAGCCATGGACAAATACGAAATCGAACTCATGCAAAACATCATCGAAGAAAGAGAACTTTACAAAGAAAACAAAAACAAAATCTTCCTAAGCCACATGAGAATGTGGAAAAAAGAACTCAAAAGAGAACATCAGGGAGTAAGAAGAGCATTCATCTGGCGCAAAATAAAAGAAGAAACACCAGAATGCTGGAAAGGATTTGAAATAATGATGGACAATCAAGAATTCGTATACCGCGCAAGCAAAGACAAACGATAAAGAATCAGCAGGGTAGACAAAAATCTACCTTGCAGATCGGAAGA